TTCTTAGGTTACCCGTTGATGCAATGGCTCTGGGCTTTTGGCCAAGGGGTCGATATAATTCCCAAAGGGCTGGCCCCACCGCCTGACTTGCAAACCGAGCAGTTGATGCCGCTGCTTGCTGGTTTGCTTGGCTTTGGCGGCATGAGGTCTTTTGAGAAATCCAAAGGAGTGGCATCAAAATGACAACCGCCGTCACGATGACCTACGATTCGCTGGTCGAGAACATCCAATCTTATTTGGAGCGGAACGACACCCAGACGCTCGACAAAATCCCTTTGTTCATCATGCTCGCGGAGCAGGTGATCGCGAGTCAGATTAAATTTCTTGGAAATCTGACAGTGAACACCAGCACGATGGTGGCGAACACTTCGGTGATTGACAAACCCGCTCGTTGGCATAAAACGGTTAGCATGGACATCACCGTTGCCGGAGTGCGCCAGCCGGTGCTCTTGCGCAAATACGAATACCTGCGCAACTACTGGCCGGACAACACCTTAGTTGGGATACCGGTATACTACGCGGACTACGATTACACACATTGGCTCGTTGCGCCTACACCAAACAGCGCGTACAGTTTCGAGGTGTTATACTATGAGCGAGTGCAGCCGCTGGACTCCACGAATCAGACCAACTGGTTCACGATCTATGCTCCGCAAGCACTGCTCTACGGTTCACTGCTCCAAGCCATGCCATTCCTCAAAAACGACGAGCGAACTCCATTGTGGCAAGCGCAATACGACGCAGTGATCTCGTCGCTCCAAACCGAAGACAAGCTCCGTGTGGCTGATCGTCAAGCAATAGCGGTGGATGCATGAGTTACAACAGCCCCTTCACTGGTAACGTCGTTCAGCCGACTGACGTCGCTTATGCTTCTTACGCGCTGACCTCCACTACTGGAACGATCCAGCTCGAATGGCCAATTAACGGCTCGGTGACGAATTATGTCGCCGCTCGTGTGATGCAAGTCAGCACAACCAGCACGGCTTACGAGCTCTGGATGCCACCCGCGAATCAAGCGTCGGTCGGTCAGGACGCGTTGATTTATAACACTGGTGGTGTAGCTCTAACGGTCAAGACGTTTGGCGGTGCTAGCACGATTGTCTCGATCCCGTCGACCGGCGGGACTGCGCAGTACATTTTCATTACATCGAACGCGAATACCACAGGCACTTGGGGCGTGATTGCGTTCGGTGCTACGACCACGAACTCGAATGCATCGACTCTCGCTGGCGCTGGGCTAACCGCTCTCGGTGCAACACTCAACGGCGCGTACTCGGCGAACGCGATCACCACAGGATACACTTTCTCCGCTGCTGATCGAGCTCTGGCTGATTACTGGGGTGGTGGTACTGGGACCGCGACGCTACCTTCTGCCGCAACGCTCGGAGACAATTGGTTTGTGATGTTCCGGAATAACGGAACGGGTACATACACCATCAATTGCACCGGGTCGAACACAATCGATGGCGCGTCGAACAAACAGTTCAATCCCGACGAGTCCGCGATCATCATATGCTCAGGAACCCAATATTTCACCGTGGGTTATGGTCAGTCGAGTTCGTTTTTCTTTAATATCCTCGTTAAAACCGTGACTGGCGGGGCGTATTCGCTGACGTCGTCGCAGTGCGCGAATATCATTCAGGAATATATCGGAAGCCTGAGCTCGAACGTCGTGGTCACTTACCCGCCGATCGTGAACTTGTACGTTGTGAGCAATCGCACGACGCCCAATGGCTACACATTGACGATTACCACTGGTATTTCGGGTGGCGCCACCGCGACGATCCCGGCGAACGCTCAGGCGACGCTGGTCTGCGACGGGACGAACTTTTTCAACGCGAATACAGTCCAGGCAGGTGGCACGACATTTAGCATCATCGATGGGACGGCAGCTGCTCCATCTTTGAACTTTGCGAACGAGACGAACACTGGCATTTACAGGCCAGGAACGGGCGAATTCGGTATATCGATTCTTGGGACCGCGAAGTTCAGGCTTGATGCTAACGGAATCCAGAGCGGGACATTCTGATGACCGCGAAAGTTTTCGCCCTCGACACCAAAGCTGGAGTCCAGCGCGACGGCACCGCGTTCGACCGCGATTTCTACACCGCTGGTCGGTGGGTTCGTTTCCAACGTGGTCGTCCTCGTAAAGTTCTCGGTTATTCAGTGATCTCGGATCAGGTGCTCGGACCCTCACGCGGGATCTGGGTGAATCCGAACAATGGGTACAACCAAGTTTATTCTGGCCGGAATAATGGGCTGCAAGAGCTGACGATAAATAATTCGGGTGTCGGTGCAGGCGTCACAGACATATCTCTGAGCAATTTCACGGCGAGTGATTTGAATCTTTGGCAGTTCGACGGATTTTACGACGTCGCTGGGTCAGGGGTCGCTTCCATACTCGCTCATCCCGGGCAGAACTTAGCGCAGATTGATGCAGTCACAAACACCCCTATTTTGATTGGCGACATTAATGGTACATCGCTGGCGCAGATCGGGATTTTCTCGAATGCGACTTCGTATCTTAACGCGACGACTGCAGTAACTATTCCGACCACGAACACTCTGATAGGTGCTGGTCAGTCTGTGACAGGGACCGGGATCCCTGCTAACACGACAGTCTCTTCGACTGTTTTGGCTAATGGTTTGTTGGCGTCAGTGGCTGTTACAGGCATCGCAGGTCAGTGCTCTTGCACTAGCACTTCTGGTTTGTTCATCGGCCAAACCGTGACGGTTGGCGGCACTAGCACAGGCTCTGCCACAGGTATCACGTCTGGTGTAACTTATTACATAATCGCTACTAATTACTCGACGACGTTCCAATTATCGGCGACTTCAGGTGGATCGGCGATCATCACCACCGCTGGAACGACAACTGGGTTGACATTCACGATTGGCAACTACCAGAAAGTGACTCTTTCCGCTGCCGCCACAACGAGCGGTCTTTCTGCATTGACATTCAACAACAATGTGTCGGTGTCTGGTGGAGTTGTCACATTGCACCCATACGTGTTTGTGTATGGGAATAACGGACTGATAAAGAACTGCGCAGCGGGTAACGCTCAGGATTGGGTATCGGCAGACGCCAACGAAGTCAACGTATCGACCGGAAAGATCGTGCAGGGTCTTCCGGTGCGGGGTGGTTCGAACGCACCGTCGGGACTTTTCTGGAGTTTGGACAGTCTGGTGCGGGTTTCTTACATCGGCGGCACTGGAACTCCACCGCAATACTGGCGGTACGACATCATTTCTAGCCAATCCTCGATCATGTCGAGCCAATCCGTGATCGAGTACGACGGAGTTTACTACTGGTGCGGAGTCGACCGGTTCCTGCTGTACAATGGTGTCGTGAAAGAGATACCGAATGATTTTAACCAGAATTATTTTTTCGACAACCTGAACTATTCGCAGCGCCAGAAAGTCTGGGTGAGCAAGGTGCCACGTTACGGCGAGATCTGGTGGTTCTACCCTCGCGGCGACGAAACAGAGTGCACCGACGCTGTTATTTACAACGTGCGCGAAGGGGTCTGGTACGACGCTGGCGAGGCTTTGGGCGCTCGTAGGTCCGCTGGGTACTTCTCACAAGTTTTCGCCCACCCTGTGTGGGCGGGGTGGGATCCTTACTCGACTGGAGTGATCGAATCTTCGTCGATAACCAATGCGGGATCTGGGTATACAAACGGCACGTATTTGAACAAATCCCTGACTGGCGGTTCAGGTTCAGGAGCGGCTGCCAATATCACGGTGGCGGGTGGAGTTGTCACGGTCTGCACAGTCACGATCGCGGGTGCAGGTTACGCGGCTGGAGATGTTTTGACTGCGTCGATCACCGGCGGTTCGAATTTCGCTCTGACAGTTAGCAGAGTAGCTGAGTCTGTCAGGATTTGGCAGCACGAGATCGGCACGGACGCGGTAGACGGTCGGAATGCATTAGCGATCGACAGTTACTTCGAGACCAATGACTTGAGCTGGCTCGCGGGTGGACCTAGCACTCCTTCGCCAATCGGTGACAATCGTTGGCTGCGAGTGGAGCGCGTCGAACCTGACTTTGTCCAAGATGGCGAAATGACTGTCGTTGTGACTGGGCGTCCGTTCGCGCAAGGCGGCGACGTGGAGTCTGTTGAGTTCGTTTTCGGCCCAGACACAGGCAAAGTCGACATGCGCGAGCAACGCCGCGAGCTGCGATTGCGGTTCCGATCCAATGTGGCTGGCGGGAACTACCAGCTGGGTAAAATACTCCTGAACGCAACCATCGGCGACGTGAGGCCATACTAATGGCAGTCGCGCTGATTTACGACCCCCGGTACCACACGTTCGAGTCGTGGGCTGCGTTGATGTGCGAACTCTACGCTCCGCAGCAGCTGGAGATACCCAACGCAACCACCGACTGGAAAGTCTGGGGCGACGGAATAAATGCCATCGACGTTTTCTCCAACGAAGCCATTCCTCACACGGATAATTTCGAGAATTGGTTCGATTGGGCAGCGGCATTGGTCGGTGCAGTAAATCCAGCGACAGGTTGATATGGCGAATTATTTTAATACCGTCGGTGCGGAGATAGCCCAAAATGCTTTGCGTGGGCAGGGCATTGACCCGACCGGAATGGACGCTGATGCTCTGGCTGCCGGGCTGCAACAGATATTCCCAGATGAGCAGTTCAAGATTGTCGGTTACCAAGCTCCAGCAGCAGTTTCTCCGCTCACGCAAACCGCATCGAACTTTGCCAATGAGACCACTAATCCGACTGGAGCTTTGGCTCAGGCGTCAGCGGTTAGCGACCCATACACCAGCTCGTACAACTACTCGTACAATCAACCCGACTACGCATCACAATACAACGCTCAGCCTGATTATGCGGCGCAATACAACGCTTCGCAAGTTAACCAGCCAAGCTACGAGTCAACTTACACTCAGCCTACAAGCCAGCCTGATTACTACAATTACCAGTACAGCGACCCAGGATTCAGTGGTGGTTATGTAGCAGCTCCGGGTGGTGAAGGCGAGACATTCGTGCCTAACAGCTCGACGCTCGCTTCTCTAACTCCAAACACGACCACGGCAGCTGACAATAAATCAGTCCAGAACTCTGCTGTCGGAGGTTACATACCGCTAGTCGATCAGCTTGGCGGTGCTAATCCAGCCACAAATGCGATCGCTACGGGACTTGCAAATCAAGGTGTCGGCAACCTCTCCGATATCGGTGTTCGCACCGTTATGGAGCAACGGTATTACCCAGCCGTAGAAGATGTCTCGCCGGAACGGACTGAAGAAGTCCCCGTCACTCAGTTTTATAATAAAACTACTGGACAGGTAATCAACGGCGAACGGCTCGGTATTATCCAAAACGGCACTAACGGTGTTAATGGTGGTGATGTATTTTACAACTTGAGAGCTGATGCGAACGGTAATCCCACGATTGAAACACAATTCAGCCGTCGGTACGGTGGTTTCTTGTGGGAGAACCCGGTCGGTCAACTCGCGCTGACTGCCGCTAAATATTTCCCAGCCACTGCCCCGTTCGCTTACGCACTCGACGCTGCGCACTCTTTTGAGCATGGGAATCTTCTCGGCGGTGCTCTTAGTGCGGTCGGAGCTGCAAATACTGGTCTGAACTCTGGCATGTTTATGCCGGACAGCGTTGCTTCAGACGCGATGTCTGCGACAATCGGTGGTGTTCCAGCTGACGTATTTGCAGGTCAGGCGCAAGGAACCCTTGGGCAGGTTAACACAGGGTTACAGCTTGCAAAAGCTATTGACGATAAACAGTGGGGCAACGTAATCTCTTTGGGCACGGGATTGTCTGGCGCTGGCAACACGCCGATTGGCAATACAGGATTTACCACCGGCGACGTTGGTCGGTTTGCTTCCATCGGTGCAAACATCGCTGACGGAAAGTTGGGCAATGCAGCGATCACGCTTGCTCCGTATCTTGGCAGTCAGAATTTGGAGCTTGCAGGCAAGGCATACAATCTGAACCAAGCGATCGAGAATTACGAGAAAACAGGAAACGTCGGAGGTCTCGTAAATGCTACCAAAGACTTTGGCGCCACTGCGTCAAAGGTAGCTGGAGCTGCCGCATCGACCGTTGCACCGATTGTCGATGGAACTGCGTCTACTTTAGGAGCAGTTTCTAACACAACGACACCAGCCACCGCAGGAGCAATCGCTCAGTCAACGGTTACGGGTGGCGCTGGCAACGATACGATGGCTGCAACACCCACTGGGGCGGCGACCACAACAGCTGTCACAACTCCTGCATTCGACACTGCGCAGCTGAACAATCTTTCAAACATCGGCGCAACTGCTTTCATAGCTGCAAAACAATCAGGCGCAACCGACCAAGATGCTTACGATGCTGCCAAAGCTGTAACGGGTGGGATGGCCACCACGACACCTACTGCAACTAACGCAACCACTGCGGCTGACACTTCATTGAAATCAAGCACCGTAGGACCTGCTGAAACTCGGACAACCTCTGTGCCTGTAAAAACAGGCATCAAGGAAACACCCACTGACTTGTCAGAGTGGATGCAAGGCACGGGCGATTTGAACATTAAAGCGGCGGTTGATCCGCTGTTCAAAATAGAGCCTGACAAACCATACACAGGCCCCGGTGCTGCAGCTGTTGAACCGGTGCGTAAATTGCTTGAGGACACCGGGCGTTCAATTGTCGCGGCTGCTTTTGGTGGGATAAGCGATGTAGCAACCGTCGCTGCAAGTGGCGCGAGTTTGGTCGGTGCTGACGGAACAGGAGATGTGTTACGTCGTTTGAGTAGGCAGCTAGACGAAACTGGTAATTATGCGAAAACTGATACTGCAAAACAGCAAGAACAAAACATCATAAATGATGTTAAAGCTGAAAAAACACTTTTTGGTCAGATAGTTGCAGGCGCTAAATCTGTATTTTCAAACCCGATCGGCGCAGCTAGTTTCGTTGCCAGAGAAATACCTTCTGAGCTTCTCGGTGTAAAAGCTGCTCAGATTTTCGGTCGCGTTCTTGATTCTTCAATCGCTGTAGGTAGAGCGGATCTAGGTTATGACGCAATAGAGGCAGCATTGAGTGCTCGCGAAGGTGTGCGTCAGGGTGCAATAGATCGTGGTATGACACCTGAGCAAGCTGACAAAATTGCTAATGGCGCTATTGTTCCTGCGCTTGCTTCTAATCTAGTTTCTCGTGGTGTTTTTGACTCAACTACTGCGGGTAAATTTTTCCGCGAGAATAGTGGTAGTCTTACTGTTCGCTCGGCGGGTGCAACTGGGCGTGAACTTGGTCAAGAATATGGAGAATCATTTGGTTCGAATTTAGGTCAAATCGTTACTTTAAAATACAATGGCGACATTTCTCAGTTAAATCAAAAAGACCTACTTGATGCTGGTGTTGGAGCTGTCACAGCTGCTATAACAGGAGGTGGGCTTGCAGGGGGATCGACAGCAACGGGGACCTTATCATCTGATTACACCCCGACGACTCCAACCCCGACGCCGACTCCAACCCCGACGCCGACTCCAACCCCGACGCCGACTCCAACCCCGACGCCGACTCCAACCCCGACGCCGACTCCAACCCCGACTCCCACTTTCACACCAACAACTCCCACTGCAGTCGCTGATTTGTCCTCGGGTGTAACAGGAGGTCTTACATCTGGCGGGTCGCTTGATGTTGTATTGGGCGACCACATCGCGTCCGGCGCTGCGCAAGGGACTGACCCAACCACGCTTATTCAGTCTGGCGTGCAGGGTGCTGTAGCCGCAGGCACTCCGCATATTGATGCGATTGATGGTGCTATTAGTGCAGGAATCAATGCAGGGTTAGACCCTGTAACTGTTATCGACGCTGCTGTTGGGACGATCACTCCAACCCCAACCCCGACGCCGACTCCAACCCCGACGCCGACACCGACTCCAACCCCGACGCCGACTCCAACCCCGACGCCGACTCCAACGCCGACGCCGACTCCAA